TTTCCCAGCTTTACGATCTCAATCGTGATCCTAGTTTCAAAACTTGGGAGCACAACATCAAGAAGAGATTTGATAAGCACAAGGGCAACCTCGAGTGTGTCAAGGTATTTGATATTCTTATGAATGCCAGATCACACATTATCAAGAAGGGAGAAGAGAATAAACTGAGAGCGGTTTATGGTTATCCATTTCCAAACTTGGCTGTAGAGATGCAGTTCTTTCACCCTATCATGGAGGCGATCCAAGAGATCGAATCACATATTGCATTTGGATGCGAGACTTTGAACGGCGGGATGCACACTGTCAACGGAATGTTACTTCGTGACCACCTGTACTTATGTATTGATTGGAAGAAGTTCGACAAATCTGTTCGCACGTGGCTAATTCGAGAAGCATTCAAGCTGATCAAGTCGAAGATTGATTTCTCTCATTACCGAGCTTGTCCAGAACGAGGACATCCGCGTCGGCGAGTGGAGTCTAATCTCGAGAACCTGTTTGATTATATGGTGGAATTCTTCTGCCATGGTCCCATTTGTGAACCAGATGGTAGTCGCTGGAGGCGTCTATTTGCTGGAATTCCTTCTGGATCTCAGTTCACTCAGCTTATCGATTCTATTGTAAACCTTATCGTTATCATTTCCGTTTTAACGGATATGGTAGGTATTGAGGCAGTGAGGAACATCCTTGTACTTGGAGATGATTCTGTGACGGTTGTACGAACACAGATTAATTCAAAAGAGTTCTTGGATGAGTTCACTCAAATCGCTCAAGATAAGTTTGGAATGGAAGTCAATGTTACAAAGTCAACGTCTACGAGAGATTCGAATCAAGTCAATTTCTTGGGGTATCACAATCGTAATGGAAACCCTCATCGTGATATGAAGGAGCTTCATGCTCGCTTCATTCTACCTGAAGGAGATCCTACTGCGTACTCTAAGATCCTTGGAAGAGCTATCGGACATGCGTGGGCCAGTTGTGGCATAGACATCAGAATGTTTGACGTTGTCGCACATGTTGCTGACTTCGTCACCCCGCATAACGTGGTACCTGACTACGGAGAGCTTGCATACTTAGACCGTGTCATAGATAAGGTTGATCTTAAATGGTTGCCGAATCAGTGGCTCGTTCGTTCTAAGTTGCGTTCACCTGGTCGTGCCGCAACCATGAGGCCTATCGCAGTACCCTGGATGGATTAGCTTGAGTAGATTTGTTTCCTCGCTAACACACGATGGAAGTAGGCGTAGTCTCCGT